AAAGATGATGGCGCTTTTGAGAATGGCCGTGAAGATACGGTCCATCGGGATCGCGTTCTTTTCGCGCAGCCACAGCACGTCCTCCGGCTCGAAAATCCTGGTGTTGTGTTCATCGACGCAACAGAGCGCCACGAAGTGGGCGCGGATTTCCTGCTTGCTCAGCTTCTTGTCGCCCGCGAGCATGACGAATTCCAACAGATCGCGATCGGCCGCGGTGGGCGTCCGCACGCGCACGCTGGCGCCCTTCTTCCATTCGTCCACCGGCACCACGATGAACCGAATGTCCTGCGCGGCCTGCACTTCGTCGCGCGTGATCAGTCGGAGCGGCGCATCGGGCACCGCGGCGATCGGGGCCGGCTCCGGCTCAGGATCCTGCGCGGGCTCTTTCACCGGCTCAGGATCCTGCGCCGGGTGCGCGATGGGTTCCGTGGACTCGCCCGGCCGCGGTTCAGGCGGCGTGGCGCGCAGGGGGGCGGACAGTTCGGGCGATTCAGAGTCGGGCATCGGGGAGGCGCGCATCGCGCGGTGAGGGGAAAGACGAACCTGCACGAGCACCAACACGAGCACCTGCGCGAACACGAGCACCTGCTGGCGCGCGGTGCGGGGAGACTCGCGACAGAGCCATCGAACCCGCTTTCCATGCCGAGGGCATGTGGCGCCCGCGCGCGCGCGCCAGCCGATTACCTGCCGTGCCTTACCGCGGCGCTTCGCCGCTGTCCCCGTCGTCCACCCACACGCACGAGCCGTCCGTCACGACGGTCGGATCGCACGGTTGGCCCGCGTTGAACCCGCTGGCCAGCAGGTAGCCGGAGAACCCCCACACGTGCGTGACGGCCACGCCGCCCTCGTGCAGGTGGGCGCGGAAGAAGCCGACAGCCGCGGCCTCCGTGGTGATCGTGTCCACCTTGGCGAACACGAGCCCCTCGCGCGGGTGCTGTTCGTCCAGCGCCTGGCGGATGATGGCCCGACGCGCGAGCGTCGTGGGGAGCGGCGGGGACGCCGACAGATGGAAGCCCACGAGCGACGAATCGGCCGACAGGAACACGGAGTGCTGCTCCGTCAGCGCGCCTTCGGGAAACTCCACCGACAGGCCCGCCTCCGGGATGGCGATCGTGCCGCCTTCGGGGCCAATGCTCGCGCTGGCCGAGAGGATGGCCGGCGTGAGGAGTCGAGCCAGGCCGGTGACGCGGTTCAGGTGGTGCATGAGTTGGTGCTCCTGGTGCGGGTGAATGCTGGTGCTGCGTGAGCGTTGCGACTGCGCCCTACCCTACCTCCTACACGAACGCCGCCACGGACCGGGCGCCGAGTGGCATCCACGAATCCGGGCGGCGTTACGCTGCCGATCGCGCGCCGCGCGCGACCCCTGCCGGTGCTCAGATGGTGGGGCCGTCGAGCACCGCCACGATCGTGCTGGGCTTCACCTGGAACACGAACTCGGTGTCCGGGAAGTTGTTGCCGGCCTTGCCCGACTTCTTGCGCGTGCTCACGCGCACCTGGGCGTTGAAGCCGTTGGTGCCGTCCCACAGCACCTGGAGCAGGAAGTAGTCGCGCGCGGTGACGTGCGCGGCGATCAACGCCTGGCCGTCGTCGTCGGCCGTGGACAGCAGGCCGTCGAGCGTGAACGTGACGTGCTCGCGACCCACGTTGCTGAGCGGGTCCGCCTGCATGAACACGTCGGTCTCGGTCAGTTCTTCGTTGGCGTCGGTGCTCCAGCCGGTCATGAGGCCCACGTCTTTCCAGGTGGGCGTGGCCGGGGCTACCGGAATGTCGCTCACCTGAATGAGCGCATCCTTGCTGGGAAATGGGGTGCCTACGACGGGCATGGTCGGAATCCTCGCGGTGAGGTAGGGGCGATGCGGGCGGGAACGGCTGGCGAAACACGCGGTCGCCCCTGGCGACCATCACGGGACCAAGATAGCGCCCGCGGCGGGCGGCGCAATGTCGAGCGCCGGTCCACCACGGGCAGCGTCGTCAGGCCCGTATTGCAAAATCAGCGATATGGCGAATCCTGCGATCCGCGCGATGCGGGACTACTTGGCCGGCGCCGAGCGGGGCGCGCGGTTCTGCTGCGCCTGGGTGATCGCGGCGCGCGTCGTCTTGCTCACCACGAGGCCCGCGTTGGGGTCTGAGGGCGTCTCCGCGGCGGGCGCGGCCTGCTTGGGCAGGGACGGCTTGCTGTTGCCCGCGGTGGCCGTGGCGCCCGCCGTGGACGCGCTGGCGTCGGAGGTGGCACTCGCGGCCTGACTGTCGGCTGCAGGCGCGTCGGCCGTGGACGTGACGCGCACGCCGGGCGCGATGCCGTCGCGCACATCGACGCGCAGGTTAGAGCCGGTCGAGGGGGCTTGGTCGGTGTCCTTCATGGGTGGCTGTCTCAGCGGAGGGGGCGGCGCGCCGGCCGAAGAATTCCGGCATGCCAGAGGAGGCCCCGCGCTCACGCGCCGGGCGGAACTGACTCATGACCGCGGCAGCACTATGCGCCATCGCGTGCACTTGAATGGTGAGGCTGTCGATCTGCGCATCCACGAGCGCGCGCAGGGCCGGACTCGCCTGGGCGTTCTCCGCGAGCGCGGCCACCGACAACCGGAGCGCCGTGATCTGTGCGACCAGGGCCTGCAACGGCGGCGAGAGGGGCGCCGGGTCCGATGCCTCCGTGGCCCCGCCCGTGTCGGCGGCGTCCGTGGCATCGCGCGGCGCGCCGAACGTGGGCACGTCGGTCGCGGGTTCGTCAACCATTGCCGCGCCGTCGTCCGGTTTGGTTGACGGAACGCCGATCGCGGAGACGCCGAACGGGGAGGCCATCAGAGCGCCATGGGGGAATAGTGGACGACGCCGTGCGTGTACTCGCCGGTGCCGTCGCCGGCTACCGTGATCAGGCTCGCGGGGCCGTAACAGATGCCGAACCCGGTCACGGTCAGGCGGACATAGTGGAGCACGCGGCGCAACTCGGTCCACATCTGCTGCACGGCGCGCTTGTCGTTCCCCGCGCACCACAGGTCGAGTTGCAGCGTGGCCTGGCTGCCGGAGGTGTGGAACACATCATAGCCATCCTCGCCCGTGGTGCCGAGGACGATGTAATCGAAGTCCGCGTTCACGGGCGCCGTGCCGCTGTACACTTTCTCGCCGCCCAGGAGCGCAGCGAGCGGAACGTCGGCCAGAATGGCTGCGCTCACCGCTACGTCGAGAGGCCATGCGAGAGCCGTCATGGGGAGCACCGGGTGAGAGAGCGGGAAACCATGTGGCGATATATACCAGCATATGCCGGCCGCGTCATTCCCGCGCGCCTCAACTCAGCCGGCGAACGGCGCGCTGCAAGGCCCGCGAGAGATCGGCGTGAAAGCGCGGCGCCACGTCCCGCCAGGCTGGCCCCAGGGTCGGTTGTGCGGCCATGAACCGCGTGCCGAATTCCACGAAGTAGGGATAGAACGCGAACCCGGCCTCGATGAAATCGGTGGCGTCCCATCCCACTTCGAAGCCCAGCCCGCTCGTGGTAAACCAGGCTTTGATGTGATCGGCCATGAACTGCGTCCGCTTGGGGCAGAGCAGGAACGCGAGCGACACGGTATCCTCGGCCGCGCGCGCGACGACGACCCGGATTTCGTCTTGGGCGTCCTGGTCCGCGCGGTGGAAATTCGCGGCCAGCGCGCGGGTGTCCCGGATGCCCAACTCAAAGTGCGTGGCCCCGTAGAGGCTCGTGCTGGGCATCCGGTGATTGCCTTAGTCGGTCGCTGCTTCGGTCCAGGTGAACGCCTGCACGTCCACCTCCCCATTTACTTCGATCGCCACGGAGTCCAGTTCCAACGTGAACCCGTCGCCCGCGGTTGGGCCGACATTGAAATTGCCGACGTGCTGCCCGCCCGCGGTGAAGATGGCGCCGACGCTCGCATTCGACGCGGCGATGCCGAGCGCCGTGCCTGCGGTGGCAAACGTGATCACGCCGTTGAGCAGGACGCCGGCTGGCGTGGCCAACCCGATCTGCACCAACTCCGTGCCGGCAGGCAGCGTGTCACCGTCTGCGGGCATCGCCCCGTCGTAGAGGCGTACGTACCCACCGACCAGCGCGTCGAGCACAGCCTGGGCTTTGAGGTTGCGCACATAGTCTGCGTACTGAGTGAGCTTGGCCATGGGGGTCCTTGCGTCTCCGAGCGCGTTGGGATGTGGTGATCGTTCTATGCGGCGACTACGGCCACGCGGCCATCATCGCTGCCTGAATGCCGGCGATGTCGCCGGCCGAGAGATTCTTGTTCAGGTGATACAGGCGTACCTCTTTCACGTTGGCGTGGAGCGTGTCACTGCCACCCCGCGCGAACAGTTGCCCCGTCGCCACGGTCGCTGCTTTCTGGAGCGTGAAGCGCTGGTTGAATACGCCCTGAATGATGGCGCCGCGTGCTTGCACAACGCCATCCACCACCAGGTTCGGATCTGCCAGTCCGCCCATGTTCACACTGAACAGCTTCGGCCCTGCTGCGAGCGCGAACGTCCACAGATATTCCCAATTCGTGTCCGCGGGCGAGAAGCCGAACACCTGCGTGTGGTTGGGAAAGAACAGTAACTCGGCGCTGCCTTGCAGGAACGTGCCCGACGCCGGCAATGCGGGGAACGTGTCCACGCGAAAGAACGCCCACCCCACCGGGTAATCCACGGCCGGGCTGGGGAACGTCGCATACTGGCCGGCGAGCGTGGCGCCGTCCGCTGGCGAAATCGCGGGCGCGCCCCCAACCCAGGTCAGGTTGATGCCGCCCGATCGCGCCAGCCACCCTGCGCCCGTCAGGCCATAATCAGCCGTCCAGCGCAAGAGCAGCGGATCATCAAAGGGCTTCGACGTGCCCGCCATCGCGACCGATGTTTTGGGGCGCAGTGCCAAGTTCACCAGCACGGGCGGCACCACTACCGGGTTCGTCACCGTACCGCGGCCGGCGACCGACGTGCGCGGTGCCAGCGCTGCCGTCGCACGGTTCGTCAGAACAACCTGGACCGTCGAGTCCTCACACTGGTAGCGCGCGGACAGTTCGTTCGCCGCGGCGCTCTGACTCTCCACCACGCGCAGCGTGCGCGTCCACGCCGTGCCGTCCGGGTGCTCGCCCGTGATCACCGCGATAGCGCCCGTGGGAATGACGGTGCCCGCGGTGAACGTCAGCCACCAGTTGCCGATCGGTTTCGGTTGGCCCGCAATGAGGGAATCGCTGATCCGACTCCCGCCCGGACTCAGGCGGCAGGGCGCATCCGTGAGCAGGCGCGTGTAGCTCGGCGCCGGCAGGGCGCCACCCGTCCGGGCGCCCGTCGTCACCAGCACGGCCACGAGCGCCGTGTGCGGCAGGTTGGCATCGCTCAGCGCGCGGAGGCTGTCGAGCCCCTCCCGCGAGACGATCGCCAATTCCGAGCGCGGCATCGAGCGCGCCCTACCAGGTGAACGTGGTGTCCACGCCGGTCACGACTTGCGTGCCGCCCGTGGCGCCGTCGTCGGCCGCGAAGAAACTGTCACACTCGGCCTGGTACTTTCGCGCGAGCGTGTCAAACGCCGTGATCTGTTGGCCGAGGAAGGTCTGCGATGCCTGCCCGTCCACGCTCAGTGTGGCCGGCGTGAGGTTGAGCCGCTGCCAGACCGCCTGGTACGCCTGCGAGTAGGCCCAGGCGAGCGCGAACGCATCCTGCCGCGGCGCCGTGGGATCGCTGATGTTCGCCGCTTCGGCGTAGCCGGCGTCCAGAAACCCCTGGATGAACGTCGCCTGGTCCGCGCTGCTGAGGTTGGGGAACAGCCCCGGCGTGAGCAGGCCCGCGGGTTGGAACAGATCGGCGGGAACGTGCGGTGAGGCCATGGGGGCGCGGTCCGCTCAGGGTGGACGTGCGGGGCCATCCCTGATGGCGCGATGGGGCTTCGCTCAACGAATGCCGTTGTTATGGCATTCTTATGGCATTCCTACCCAACAATAGCAGGGGCGGGACTTGAACCCGCGACCTTCGGATTATGAATCCGACGCGCTACCAACTGCGCCACCCTGCGCCAGGCACGCCTACCCGTCAGGACGACTCCTGCGGATCCGGCGTGACAATTTCCATCCGGCCCGCGGGACCGGCACTCCCACGCAGCGCGCGCGCGAACTCGCGCGGCCCCGTGGCCTGTGTGTCGAAGTCATACGGCCGCGCCATCTCGCGGTTGTCCCGGAGCGGGATCGGCTCCGGGGGAGTCGGGCGCGGCTTGGCCATGGGCTCAGTCCGAGATCAGCTTGCCGGACTTGTCGCAGGGCTGGCCGTGGGCGTTGTGGAACCCGCCGTAGCCGTCCCCGTACACGCCACCCGGGATCGTCTTGTCGTACCGGCGCCCACGCTTGTCCGTGGGAGAGGCCGGCTGCTGCGGTGGGGGAGCCGCGGGCGGGTTCTGGCTCGCGCCGTCGCCGCCGTTGCCGGCGCCGTTCGCCCCACTGGCGCCGTTGGCGCCTTCGTTCTCGTTGTCACCAGGCATTGGATCGCTGAGGATGAAAGGTGAGCCTGTGAAACCGCTGCTGGACCTACGGAACCTACCTATCTGCAAACGCTGAACGCCGGGGACGGGGCGCCACTCGGCCCGCGCCCCGGCGTTCACTCACTCACCCACGGAACCGGCGCGCGTCAGATCACCGGATCGACGTACGCTCCACCGCCCGAATACAGCACCGCGCCGTTCGTGCGGGTCCACACGCCGAACCCGAACTCGGACTCCATCACATCCGCGTACAGCGGCGCGAAGGCGAGCTTGGCCGCCACCTTCAGCGTCAGCGCGTTGCCCTTGCGGACGCGGCACACGAGCGGCTTCGGAGCCGCCGTGTCGTAGACCACCGCGTAGTTCGCGAGTGCCCACGGCTTGAGCCAGACCTCAGCCGCGCCGTACAGGCCGATCGGCTTGTCGTCCGTCGTGAACGGGTCGAGCCGCTGCGTCGGCTCGTTGCTGTTCGCGTTCAGGGTGAGGCGCTGGTCGACGTACGGCTTGTACTTCGGGAGCGCCTCCCAGGCCGTCTGATCCGCCCGGTTGATCACGATCACCGGCTTGCCGCCCTGGTGGTGCTCCAGGACCGTCGCCAGCACGGCGTCGGCCGAGGCGGCGTCGAGCCCCGCCACCGCCAGGAAATGCGTGTGCGTGGTGCCGTCGAACACCTCCCCGTTCGGGCCGTCCGGGATCCCGGCGCCGTCCGCGTTCAGGAGCCGCTTGACGTTCAGCGTCACCTTGTCCACGCGGTAGTCCACCATCGAGTAGTTCCCCGACAGGTAGAACGCGCGCTGCACCTCCTTGCGGATGCGCTGGAGGTGGCCCTTCTCGGCGGACAACTGGCTCTGCGCCATGTCGGCCACCGACTTGTTCTCGAAATACGCCTGATCCCAGCCGAGCGCGATCTGGAATCCGCGCAGGGGGAACATGACCTCCACGCCCGCCTGCCCCTTCTGCGTGTGGGCGCGCGTGAATTCGTCTGCTTCGATCATCTCCATGGTGTCGCTCGTGCCGTAAATACGGCGGCGATCCTGGGAAATGTCGGCCAGCCCGCTCACCGCGTCCGTGGTGAGGCGGTTGTGAATCTCCAGGTCGGCCTGGAGCACCGGCTGGATCGTTTCGAGGCCGAGTTCGATCGCGCTCTTGAACCGAACGTCCAAGAGGTCATCGATCGAATTCAGACCGATCTTCTGATTGGCGGTTGCCATCTGCGGGTTCTCCTAAGTCGAGCCGGAGGTGGTGCTGCCGCGCCCCTGGCGCACAGCGTGAACGAACTACGGGGCGCGGGCCGTCAGATGGCCCGGGTGATACGCATGGCGCTGGCGCTGATGGCCTGGGCGAATCCCACCGCGTCACCCGTCGTGGCCGCGGTGTCCACGCCGCCTGCGCCTGCTCCACCCGTGGCGCCGATGAAGTACTTCTTCCCCGGCGTCAGGGTTTCATCCGCATACTTGATCACGGTGCCGAGCCCGAACAGCGTCACGGGCTCGCCCGCATTCGCGGCGCGCGGACAGATGCCGGCGAATACGGCCTTCTCGTCCGCCGCGGCGCCGTCGCACGGGTACACCTTGCCATCCGCCTGCTTGATGTAGCAGGGGGCACAGACCGGGATGGCTGCGCCGGCAATGAGCCCACTGATCTGCGGGGCGATCATGCCGGTCGTGGCGTCCATGGACGCGCGGAGGCTCTTTACGACAGTGGCCATTGGTCAAGCTCCTCGATGAAAGGGGCGGCGTGACGGCCCTGCCGTTTGTGCGCCCGGAATTCCTACTCGGGACGAAAGGCGAATCTACACGAACCGAACCGAAGCGACAGGGGCAACCCGTCCGCGCGGTGGCGACGGGTCAGAGGTGATAGTGGCCGGTGGAGCGCTTCTTGGCCACCGCGTCCTCTTGCTCCTTGGCACTTCGCTGCCCCGCCGTGGGGGCGGGCCGAACGCCGACACGCGGGAAGCGCACGCCTGGCGCCGCCGCGGTGCTGGTGCTCGTGCCGGTGCTGCTCGCACCCAGGCGCCGCGCTGGCGTCTGCGTGCTGGACGGTTCGCGATCCTCCGGGCTGTCGCCTTCGTTCTCCGGCTCGGCGGTGAGCGCGGGAATGAATTCAGCCTGCTCGCGTTCCAGGTAGTCCGCCAACGGCTCCAGCTTGTCGGCCGCGTCGGCGCGCTTGCGCACGTACGGCACCTGCTGATCCGTTGTCGTTCCGTCTGCGCCCCGCACCTTGACGGTTTTCGTCTCCACCACCAGCCCTTCCCGCGCGAGCAGCTTCTGCAGCGCGCGCACGTTGGGAAGGTCCAGCGCCTTTGCCGCGTCGGCGTACACCTGCTCCTGGGCGCTCGCGTCCACCTTCAGCGCGAGCGTGTCCCGTTCCGCGAGTTTCGTTTTCACGTCCGCGGCAGGAATGCCGAGGGCCTTGAACGCCACCCACTCCTTGCCCTCATCGGCCGTCAACCCAACGGTCCCGTCCTTCGGCAGCTTGCCCTTCGTCGCTTCGTGATCGGTGCGCTCGGTGCGCAGCTTGTCACGGAGTTTGAAGTTTTCGCGCATCAGGCGCTCCTCGCGCTCAGATGTGCTCGCGCCGCTCTGCTTCATGCTGTCGAGCAGGCGACGGAAATCGGCCAGGCTGTCTGAGGCGGGCGTGGGTTCTGGCATGTGAGGGTGCGCGCCGTGCGCGCTGGGCGGGAGGGTGAGCGCGCGCCCGTTCGGTGGGACGGTCCACATTGGACCGGGGGAGCGAGACGCGCACAGCGGAGGGACAGGATCAACAGCGGCGTGGGCGTCGGGTGGTGCGAGCGCGCGGCGCATGCCGCGTCAGGGCGTGCTACCCCGGTCCACTAGCGGCCAAGACTACCATCCGTCCCGCCAGACTGTCAACATCGAATGTGGAAACCGTGTGGAGAACCATGGAGAACCCACTCGGAATTCGCACGCGCGCCGTGGCTACGGGTAGTAGCGCATGGTGCAGTGACAGTTCCCCAGGCATTGCCGCTGCCCGATCGGGATGCAGGTGCCCAGCGGCACGATGCCGATCGACGCCTGGTCCACGCATTCGTCGCAATGCTCGGCCGGGTGCAAGAGCGAGCGCTCCCGCGTGTAGCCGGCGTCCCGCTGCACGTCCTGCTGCAGTTCGTGGAACGCGCCCCGCGCGGTGCTCGCGTACATGCCGGCGCGGCGAATGAACAGCCCGTCGAGCGGGAGCCCGTTCCGGATCTGCGTGGTGAATTCGTTCAGGTAGGCGTACTGCTCGCGCGTGTACGCGCCGACCCACCCGTAGTCGGCCGCGCCCATCTGATTGACGCCGCCCACGGCCACGTACGCCGCATTGAGCGCGGTGTCCTTGATGGCCTGCCGCATGGTGGCCTGCCACTCGGCCAGGGTGATGTTGCCGGCGCGCAGTTCGTTGGCTGCCTCCATGAGCCGATCGCGTTCCGAGTCAATGACGGAATCGAACGCCTTCCGCACCGCATCGCGCGACAGGAAGCGCCCGGTGGCGGGATCGAAGTAGCGCGTGGCGCTGGGGTTCCACTCATACGGCCGCGGCGTCGGCATCGGCTAGTGCGTTCCGCCAGGTGTGGCGTGCGTGTCGTCGTCGGGGATGGGCGCGGTGACGCCGCCAGCGTCCGGCACCAGCGTGGCGTGAATGAGATCCGGGATGCCGCTTGCCCGGCGCCAGAGCGCCTGCGCGCGCGCCTCATCGTCGGGCGTGACCGCGGCCATCTGATCCAACGTGGCGGCGCTCGGCGTGGGAGAGAGTTGGACCGGCATCGCTCAGTCCAGGATCCCGTTCTGGCGCTGCTCGGCCTTATACCACAGCGCCGCGGCATGGTCCCGCGCGCGCGTCTCCGGCGTGCTGCGCACGAGCGTCCCCAGGAGACTCACGAGAATGATCAGATCGCCGCCGTCGTGCCGTTCGATGTGCAATAGTTGGTCGTGCAGCTTGCCGCCGTCGATGAACGCCTGCATCGCCGCGTCCACCCGGTCCATCTCGTGCGGCGCGATCAGCCATTCCATGTCCGTCCGCGTGTACAGCGTGACGGCCGTGCCAATGTCGGGAGGAGTGTCCGTGGCAGCCATGCGTTACTGCCCCCCGCTCTGACTGCCCGAGCCCGCGTTCGGCTTGGCGCCGCCGTCGCCCTTGCCCGGATCGGGCGCGGGTTCCGGAGCGGGAGCAGGCTTGTTCGCGTTCGCCTTGTCTCGCCCGCCCGTCGTCGGCGTGTTGTTCGGGCCTGGCGGCGCGCCCGTGAATTCCGTGCCCTCATGCAGCGCCGTGATGTCGTCGGGCGAGAGGCCCAACAGTTTCGCCGCGCCCGCGAGCCCGGCGCCGGCCAGCGTGAGCGCCGTCAACGCTTGGCCCTGCGCGAGTCGCAGCGCCGCGACGGCAGCGGGGTCGCTGCGCATCTTGGCCAGTTCCGCCTGCGGATCCTCCACGTCGAGCATGAGCATCGCGGTTTCGGTGCTCACCGTCTTGCCGATGGAGCCCACGATCTCCGTGCGTTCGTTCTGTGCGAGTGGGCCGGCGTCCAGGTGCGCCGTCACATCGGCGCGCACGAGCGACGTGAGGGCGCCCGGCACCGCTGCCAGCGCTTCGGCCATGGCGAGCGGCGTCTCCAACAGGAACCGCCACGCCGCCTCCGCATCGGGCTTGATTTCTAGCAGCGAGCCGATGAAGTCCACACGCTCCTGCTTCTTCGACTCGCCGCTCCGGTCCTGGCCATCGTCCACCGTGAGCACGTGGGCTTGGGAGACCTCGTGCAGGATCGTGGCGTAGTGCTCCTGGGCCGCGGCGACCTGGCTGTCCACGCTGGAGGGTTCTTTCCATTTCACGTCGGGCGTCGTGAGGACCGTGTTGCCCTTGTCGTCCTCTCCGAGTTCCAGGCCCTGGATGAAATTCGACGTGCCGGCGCCCGTCTTGTACTGACCGGGAATGAAGCGCCCCGTCTTTTTGCCAGCGGCGTCTGTCTCCCATTGCCCCGGCATCTGCGCGTTCAGCAGCACGCGCTCCAGGAACCCGCTGGTGACGACAGCGCGCGGCATGACGCTGCAGGCCAAGTTGAGCGCGCGCTGGTTCTGCTGCACTTGCGGCGTGACGATGGCCGGCAGGTGGATCTCGTGCATGGTGAGGCGCCCGCCCATCTGGAGCGCGTAGCGGTCCACGTCGCCCTGCTCATCCTGGGGCGCGCGCACGTTCTTGGGGTCCGCGTCCTCATCCTCTGCGACGGTGCGCAGGACGGTGTTGCCGTATTCGTCCAGGTAGCACAACTCCACGCATTCGATGTCGTCGTCGTCCGGGTTCTCGGCCTTCTGCGTGTACAGCCGGACGCCGCACTCCAGGCGCGTGTCGTCGTCGCACACGACGGCCGCGTGTTCGGGCATCGGGTGATCGGGCCAGAGGAGCGCGAGCGCGGCCTCGATGGACGGCGCCTGCACGTACGTGTTCCCGGCCGCGTCCTCACTGAGCCGGCCGGGCGGCACATACAACCGGATGGGGCCGCGCTCCGCGAACAGCGCCGTGCACACGGCGTCGATCAGCAGCGCGTGGGCATTCCGGGCGTTGAGCCATTGCGTCATGAGCTTCGTGGCCATCGCCACCGCGGCCGTCTCCTGGGGCGTCGGCTGCTCGCCGGCCGCGAGTTCGCGCTTCGGCACGAAGGCCCACCGCATCGGACGGCCCACGACGCCGCGCGCTTTGCGCACCACGATCTCCCGGACGACGTTCCGGCTCGTGAACGCGAGCGCGATCTCATTCATCACGTCGCCAAACTTCGACTCGGTGCTCAGCGGGTGCGGGCCGATCCAGCCGGACCCGCCCTGCCAGTGATCGCCTTCGTAAAACGCGCGGTTCATCGCGATCGGGTTCTGATACCTGCGCGGCGTCGGATAGGCCGGCTCCCCGTTGACCAGGACGACCTTGCTTTCGCTCGCGGCGCTGGGATCGATGTGCTGATCGCGCAGCCGTTCATCGACGGCCGTTTGCGCGTCCGTGAAATCCCACGCATCGAAGGGCGCGCTGGGCAGGATGGCGATCTGCTTCGTGCCGGGGCCGGACCGTCGCGAGACTTGGAGCGCCGTGCGCGCCGCGGCCGTCATGCGGGCCAAGAGGCCGGGGGCACGCTTCGCGGGCAACGTCGGGAGGGGAGCCGTCATGGTGCTGGGAGCCTCGCGGTGGGGTGAGGCCCGCGCGCCTCGCGGGGCTGGTTTGTGATGCGCGTGCTGCTACGTGGCCGAGTGCGAACCGGGAAGGTGCCGCTTCTCGCGCCGGCTCGTGAGGTAGGCATGGACGCCGGAGAGCGCGTCCACGATGTCACGATAGTCCGCGCCGGGACCGAAATCCACAAGCTCCTGCAACACAATAGCGGCCCACGGCTCGGCCACAATGTAATACAGGCCATTGGCGGCATCACTGGCGGGGAGCGTGGCGCGCAGCGTCTTGTCGCCCGTTTCCTGCCGGATGCTCACCGGACAGATGCCCTGGAGCAGCTTGACGTGCTGATCGGCCACCTGCTTGCCGGCCGCGCCCGGGTCCTGCGGGAACAGCGCGCGCACCGTGAGCCCGTCGAGTTGGTGCGTCTGTTCGATGATCTTGTCGCGCTTGCCGGCGTGCCACTGGCCGTGCACGAGTCCCAGGATGTAGAGGTTCCCGTCGCCATCCTTGCCCACTTTCAGGCCCGCCGTGAACGCGCCCGCGTCGTCCGACGCTGCCAAGTCCCACCAGCGCGCGATCTCTACCATCGCCGGCAGGGCGGACCGCTGGATCGGCTTGAACCACTCGCGCTTGAACATGCCGCCCTCGGACGCGACGGGCCGCTGCTGATAGAGCGCATTCCAGAAATAGCCCGACTCGCCGCCCTGCTCCCGCTTGAGCGACTCGTATTCGTCCACCGGGAACCGCGCGGTCCACAGCCAGCGCGCGTGATCGCGTACGTCCGGCTCCACCGTCACCGTGTCGGGCCACACGTGCGCGCGCGGGCCGATGGTGCCATTGATGGCGTCCACCGGGCCGCCGCTCAGATGCTGCGGGCGCGCCGGTTCGGCGCGGTGCTCGGCCGCGAGTTCGATCACGCGCCAGCCCTGACGCGCCACCGCCTCCTCACGCAAGAGGGAGCCGGCCATGTCGTCCATGTGCCAGCGCGTCATGAGCAGGATCATGGCGGCGCCCGGCGCGGCGCGGGTGCGGAACACGGCCTTGTACCATTGCCACCGCGCGCGCCGCACGAGCGCCGATGCCGCCTCCGTGTGGTCCTTGTACGGATCATCAATGACGCCCAGGTGGAACCCGCGGCCCGTCGCCGCGCCGCCCACGCCCGTCGCCCACAAGTTGCCGCCCTGGCGCGTGTGCCAACTCTTGATGGCCGCGGAGTCCGTCGCGAGTTCCCCGCCCATCTGGAGGAAATTCGTGCGGCTGTCGCGCGACAGATCATAGGACAGTTCGGCGCCGTACGTGGTGAGCGCCACGTCCCGCGTCGGGTGCCGGTAGAGGTAGTACGCGGTGAACAGGCGCGTGACTAACTCGCTCTTTCCATGCCGGGGTGGCATGAACACCATGAGCCGGCGAATGAGCCCATCGGCCACATCCTGAAGGCGGCGCGCGAGCGCGGCCAAGTGCGGCGCCCACAGATAGCCCGGGTGCACGCGCGACACGTACTGCTCGAACGTGAGGTAGGGATGGGGCGCGCCGTCGAGCAGCGCGAAAAACACCATGCGCTCCTCCGGCTCCAGCGCGCGAGCGATGGCCGTCGCCTCATCGTTCCGGAGCGTGACCGGCGCGAGCCGAAGGCCGGGCTCCCCGGGTCCGCGCTGCCGGCGCTCCTCTTTCACCGCGCGGCGGCGCTCGGCGCGAGAGGGAGGCCGGCTCAGCGCCGCCACGTCGCTCATGGGCGCGGGCTCAGTCGCGCGGATCCAGGATCAGCGCGTCCCCTGCTTCCGCGTCCGCCTTGTACGCGAGCGCCTGCGCGCGCGAGATGCCCGAACAGCCGATGCGCGGAATCTTGCGATCGAAGAAGGCCCGCGTGCTGGGCGTCCACATGGCCCACGCGCCCTGCCACCACAGCGCATCGCCCTCCGAAATGGAGCGTGCCTCCGGCGTGGCCTCCACGTAGATGGCACAGTGGTCGCCGCTCGTGGGTTCGCGCGTGTCGATCCAGAGCCGCCCCCCGGGGAGCGGCATCGTCTCCACGACTACGCCGCCGACGCTCACGGCTCCACCCGTTCCACGTCGGCCGGCCCTTCGGCGGCGACGGCACGCGCGCAGTGGTCGGTCCACTCCCGCTGCTCGGCCGCGGGTGGGGCGTCGAGCGACCACGCCTGGTCATGGTTCGCGAGTGTCGTCGGCGCGTCGAGCGGCTCCGGTGCGTCGGCCGCGGGGACGGGCGCGACAGGGCGCTGGCGGGCCGCAGCTTTTCGCGCGCGCTTGTCGGCCGCTTTCGTGAGGCGCCGGTCCTGACGCGCTACGCGCTGCTCCATCGTCTGACCGTGCCGGCGTTCTCTGTCGGCTTCCGCCGCGGCGCGTTCGCGCAGTTCGGGCGCCTGCTCCTTGATCCAGGCGATGATCTGATTGGCCACCTTGAAGTCGCCTTCCCGTTTCGCTTCGGCCAAGAGCACGGCCGCGCGCGTGCCCGGCAACGGCTCCCCGCGCTCGGCCATGTCGGCCGCTTCGTGCAACTCGCGGGCGCTGCTCACGCGACGACGCAGGCCGGTGCGCACGTCGCGCATCCCGGAATCGGATGCGGACGCGCCCAGGATGGCTGCAGCGGCAATGGCGAGCGGGGAGGCGAGGCGCCGCTTGGGGCGCGGGGCCGCTGGTGTGAGCGGATCCTGGCTGAAGGCCATCCGGCTGCTCTGCAGCGGATACAGTTCGTCGTCGGGCGGCGTGTGGTGCAGGTGGGTGCTCATGGGGCGCTCACGTGTGGGGGTTGGGAAAGTGCGTGCGGATGAAGAAGAAGAAGTTGGAGAGGTCCGCCCAGCCAGCGTGCTCCAGCGAGTCCACCCACTGGTGCAGACCCGCGAGCGCCGGCAGGCCAACGGGCACGGTCAACACGTCCGGCATGGCGTCCGCCGCGGGCACTCCGTCGAGCACGACGACAGGCCCCGTGCCCGGCCGCGCGTGGGCGATGGCGGGATCATAGCCCCAGCGCCGGAGGAAGGCGTCATACTCGGGCCCCACGAGCGGGCCGATGATCGTCTCGCCCGCAGCGCCGTTCCCGCGGTCCAGGACGTAGCGCTCCCCGTCAGCCGTGTCGAGCGTGCGGAGGATCCGGAGCCCGCTGATGTAGCCTTGGCCACGTTCCGCGTCGTCCGGCACATCGATGACGTGGGGCCAGTCGAGCGGACGCGCTGCGGTGTCGGTCACGGGCCGTCCGTGGCGCCGGCCGCGTCGTCCACGGGCGGCACGTCGGCCTGGCGCTTGTAGCCGCGCACAGCCTCTGCGAACTCCGCGGTGAGCTTGCGTGCGATGGCGGTCTGAAAGGCTGCGGCGTCGAGTTCCGCGGCCTTCGCGTCGTCGTCACACGCGGCGAATTCCTCCCCCAGCGAGCACAGGCCGATCTCGCTGAGCATACGCAGGCGGTCCCGCGGTGGGATGTTGAGGTACGCCTCCGCGAGTTCCGCCACCTCCCCGGGCGCGAACATGACGTCGCGCAGCGGCAGCGGTGGCAACGGGGCAGCATCGTCGCGCACGCCGTGGAGGGCGAGCACGGGTTCCCCGTCGTCGCGCTCAGCCGCCTGCGCCTCCAGCACGCGCAGCACCACGGCCGGGTAGGTCTGCACGTCGAGGGCGTCCGGGAGCAGGCGCAGTGTCAGGACGGGGAACGGCTCGCCCGCGTCGTGCATGAGCGTGTAGCCGGCCACGTTGCGCATCTCGTGGCCATCCACCAGCAGCACCACGTCGCTGGACCGCCCACCGCGCCGGGCGATGTGGACCGTGCAGAGCCGATCCTGTTCAGGCGCGCCGGCCTGTTCAGGGCGTGTCGCGTCCTTTTGTTCAGGCGGTGCGTTCTGTTCAGGAGCGTCCGTCATACGGCTTCCTCCACGTCGATGGTCACGGTGGCCCGGAACCCACAGGCGGCGCGCAGTTGGGCGAACTGCGCGCCGAGCACATGCAGCGCGCGGCGCAACTCGGCAGGCGTGGCGTCGTCCGCCACCAGCGTTTGCCCACCGGGGAATATCACCACGAGATCCTGGGCGAGTCCCTCCTCGCCGCGCATGGACAGCCACCCGTCCTGGTCGGAGCGGTCCGAGTCGGGCGTGTAGGGCGACGGCGCGCCCGTCGTGCGGTCCGCGGCACTCATCGGTCGGGCGACTCGCGCAGACAGTTCCGCGCGGCCTCCGTGAGCCCCGGCGTATGCGCGGCGGTGATCTCTGCGCACGCCTTCGCGTGCCCGTCGCCGCAGACCAATCCCTCCGGCGCGTCGGTGAGATACTCCCGGTACATCGTGCGCCGGCAGCGCCGGCAGGGCGCCGTCGTCATGAGGGCCGGGTCGATCACGCGCTCGTGGCTCATTGGCCGCTCAGTTCGCGGGCCAGCGCGTCGGCGTCGGCCGGCGTCGTGGTGCCCCGGTGCACGTGCGCTGCGCTCAGGCGTTGAAAGAGCGGACCCAGGCCCGGGTCCTTCTCCACGGCCAGCCGCGCAATGCGGCCGAACGCCTCCGCGCGTCCCTCCGCGGTTCCCAGGTTCGCGCCGGCCGCGGCGCCGTCCGCCTGCATCAGGTTTGTGATCAGCACTTTCACCGCCTCATAGAGTCCGAACATGCGGTTGATCTCTTGCACCACGCTGAGCGCGACGGCGTATCGCTTGGCCTCCACGGCCAGGCAGTAGAGGTCGTTCAGGCGTTGAAGCTGGACGCCGAGCACGAACTCCTTGGCGCGCGTCACCGTGCGGCCGTCGTCCGCGGTCTTGATCTTGGCCTTCCGGATGTAGAGGTCGAGCGTCCGATCCGGGATCGGCGCATCGCCCCACACGAACGGCACGAGCGCGCTCACCGTGTCCGGCGTGGCACCCTCCGCGAGCGCCTTGGCGCGTGCCGCTGCCTCCTCCCGCTGGGCCTTCGCTGTCGCTTGTATCACGACGGCGCGCGTGCGCCCTTCGATCAACTGGCGCTGCACGGTGGCCACGCGGGCGTGGATCGTGGTTGCGGAGGCGGGAACGATCCCGCGGCCCGCGGCGGGTGGGCGTCGTCTCGGCCGGCTGTCGGGGAGTGTTGCGAGCGGGTCAGGCTTGCCGCTGCCGTCCACGGTGGATGGAGGCGGCGTGGGCGCTGGGGCGTTGTCGTCGCCCATGGCGTTCGACGGTTCCATGTGGTGGGCTGGGGCTAAGTCGTGCGGCGGGAATGGATTGCGGTCACGTCGGGTTCACGTGGCGCTCGCGTGAACCGCGCGTGGGCATCGGGTGGGGACGGCTCGTGGTGCGCAATGTCGGGCATCGGGGGCAGGGTTGCAAGGCAGAGTGCGTCACCGTGTGGCGCCTGCTGCTCGCGTGTGGGCCGTGGGTGGCGCCGCTCAGGATGGGGCGTGCTGCGCCGTGGGGGCGCTCAGTGACACGGGGGCGGGTTGTGTGGGGCTCCGGCTACCCACGCGGTCACGGTGCCGCCGTCGCCATCCTCCAGCGGTCGGAGCGTGTAGGTGCGTCCGTCCGTGGCGAGTCGCACGCGGTCGCCCAGCGCGCGAGCCATGACGGAGGGGAGCGTGTCCACGGGCTGGGGCGGCGCGTCGGCGGCGTCGGGGGCGTCGAGCATGCGGAGGCTGAGGCCGAGGGCGTCGTTGAGCAGGCCGGAGGCGTGCTCCATGCCGGCGAGCGCGCCGAGTCCTGCAGTTCCATGGGCGTGGGCGGTGCCGGCGCCGTCGTCGACGTCGAGTTCCGCCTGCACGGCGTCGGCGCTGCGCTGGCCCGCGGCGAACGCGGCGCGCAATTCGTCGCGGGTGAACGTCGGGTCCGGGCAATACGTGGCGGCGCGATCGGCGGCGTGCACGGTCACGGCATAGGTCTGCGGGTAGGCCGAGCGGACGAAGGCGGCGATGAACGCGGCCAGGCGTTCTGGCGTGGTGAACGCGCCGCCCCCGAGCACGTCGTTCAAGTCCCGGCGATCGAAGGTGGCCGTGATCCACGCGCCCACGGTGCGGGCGAAGGAGTCCGGGTCCACGACGAACCCGGTCCGCGGCTCTACCGCGTCGGCGCGCAGCACGATGGCCACGTGGTAACTGTGCCCATGCGATCGGTGGCACGGGTGGCCAACGTCCAGGTGCGAGAGTGCGTGCGCGGCCTCGAATCGGAACACGTGGGTGATCTCGTAGTACATGGGCAGCGCCGGCAGAGGTGGGAGAGCGCGAGCGGCGAGCGGGGAGCGCGGGCGAGAACGACGGGCGGGTCAGCCCACGCGGGGCACGAGCGGCGGGTGGCGCGTCAGATGGAACTGGACGACGCCCAGCGCCATGCGAATGTTTTCATCCAGGACGGCAGGGGCGCGGCCGGGCAACACCCCATTCGCCGGCCGCTGGCGCAATTCTACGGAGAGCGCATGCAACTGCGCCAGCGTCACCTCCCGCCCCTGCGTGTGCGAGAGGCGCCCCGTCGTCACGCGCGGCATCCATCCCACGCGCTCCCGCTGGCGCTTGGCTTCGTTCGCCGCGCGCGCGCTCACCGCGTAGTCCTGCACGTGACAGCCCGCGGCCCACGCTGCGGCCGCGATCATGCCGTAGCACTCTCCGATCGCGAACGCCGTCCCGGTTTGCTGGCCGCGCTGGCCCTGGGCGTTCCACCCGCGCAGCGCATCGGCCGGGCGTTCGATCGCCACAGACACGACGCCCCACGAGAGCAACTGCGCGCGGCACCGATCGTAGAGGGCCAGCTTGTTCTCGGCCCCCGTGAGCGCGGCGCGGCCGGTGGGTCGGATCACGACGCCATCCACCCACCGCCACGTGGCGCGATCGGCGGGGCGCTCCGGGTCCACGAGCAAGCAGACCATCCCCGTGGTGCTGGCCGGGTCGATGCCGGCCACGGGGACGAACCGCGGGCGCGGAGGCGTGGGCGCCGTCACGCTGCACCCGCGTTGGCGTGGCGCACGAGTCGGACGGCCGCGCGCACGGCGTTCGTGTAGTCGGCCTCGTAGCGCCCCCCGCGCCACCGGCTGCGGAACGCTTTCTGGATTGCCGCGCGCATGGCGTCGGGCACCAGGCTCCAGTGGGACACGCAGAGCATGCCGACGCGGGCGGTGTGCGGACAGTCGGGAACGGGGCACGGCTGAACGGTTCGGGTCACGGTTGGGGATCATCCTCATCGGGGTCGGTGGGCGCATCGCCTAGGACGGATTCATAGTCGAGCGGCTCCGGGCGCACGGGCGGCGCGATGGCCGCGTGCACGGCGCGCGTGTGATCGCACGGGGTGGCGAGCTTGCAGGTGAGGCAGCCGTATCGCTGGTGCTGAATGTTGAACACCACGATGGCGCCGCTCGCCAGGTAGTACCGCGGTCCCGTCGCGCGCTGCTCCGTGCGGAGGATCGCGTCGGCGCCCGTGTGGGCGGCGCGGAACCGGAACGGGCTATCGTCCGCCATGTGGCCCCGCGGCGCTGGGGGACGGCACGGGGGCCGGCGTCACCGTGGGATAGAGCCACGGCTGGCCCAGGGCCAGGTAGTAGTCGAGCCGCGCCTCCACGTCGGCGCGCGTCGTCTCGACCCGCCCGTAGTACCAGGCGTAGAACCCGGCCGCGTAGGGCTTGAACCAGTCGGTGTGTTCCCACAGCCACGCGCGCTCCGGGATCACCTTGGCCTGGACGATCAGGTGGTCCACTTGGCAGAGCGGCAAGAGGTTCCACCAGCGGCTGTTGTCTTTCTGCCCGTCGAGATGATGGACGGTGAGGGTGCGCAGCTTCAAGTCCTGGGCGTGCGTGCAGAATGGCGTGCACGGCGACAGGCGTTTCGCCGGTCCCAAGATCCCGCGCACCATGCCGTCCCCGCGCGGGTGGCCGCAGCGGAGACAGCGGAACCCCGTGGTGGCCATCGCGGCCTCACTGATGGCCGGCCAGTCGGCGGGATAGTCGCCGCGGAAGCGCGGCCCGTTGTCGGGCGTCGTCATGGCAGCGCCTCATACCCATCGCACGCCGTAGGCGGTTCCCGGTACAGGGTGCGGAACCCGGACGCGCTGCGCGGCGAGACGGAGACGTGGGCGAACACGGGAGCCGTCGCGTACGTGATGGCCATGCCGGCGCCTCCATTCTGGCGCGCGAGCGCGGCGCCGCAATCCAACCCGGACCGCAGCGCGCAGTCGGTGCAGAGCGCCATGGCGCCCAGGTTCGGCGCCCGCACGTCGCGCCCCATGTAGAGCCGCGGGTGCGGATCGATCAGCCGTGTGCTGCAGCGCCGGCACAGGACGACGTACACGGGCGGCGTGGTGGCGCGATCCCACGGGTCACACTCCACCCATACGGTGAGGTCGCCCTGGGCCAGCGCGTTCGCCACCAGTCCGCACGCCTGGCACGTGTCCGGGCGCCGCGGGAAGGGCAGCGTGGCCGAGAGGCCCGCGGCCATGCGCTCGGCCAGCGTCGGCGCGTGCGCGCTCACTGGAGCACGCCGCAATGCCGGCACCGCTGCGCTTCGGGCCGGATGTATTCGGCGCACTCGCGACAGCGCACGAGCGTCCCCGTGGCCAGCGCGCGACGGGTCTGCACCTCCACCGTGGGCTGCATGACGGCGGCGTGCAGGAGCGCCACGAGCGGCACGGTGAATCCGTAAAGCCACCAGCCGAAGGGCTCGCGGCCCTTCCCGGAGGCGAGACACGCGGTGAGGGTGGCGCATCCGATCAGCGCCAGAAAGCACACGAACAGCGAGCCAGCGGTCAGCGGGAGCATAGGGGATTCCTCAGTGTGTGGTCTGCCGGCGTGAGTGCGCGCGCGGCCTCCTCCAGCTTGTCGAGCGGGATGTCCTTCAGGCGCTGCAGCGCCCATTCGAGTCGGCGCTTGGCAACGGCCCGGCGTTCGTTGTCGCGTGCCTCCTGGAGCAGCGCGGGCGTCGGCTGCATGAGCCGCGGCGCGAATGGCCCGTCCCCGCTGGACGATCGGCCAGACTTGGCCCCGAACGATTCCACGTTGCCCGTGCCGTGCTGCACGTGGATGCGCAGCTTGTCGCGGCGCAGCACGGTGCGCGCGTACGTCGCGTTCCGGTAGCTAACGATCACGTCGTCCCCGGCGCGCAGTTGGTCCTGCCATTCGCGGTCAGTCATGGGAGTGTTGAGCGTGGCGCTCATGGCTGGGGCGCTCCGGCGCCCGCGGCCAGCGCCGACGCTTCCCGCACGAGCGCCGAGTAGCCGCACGTACAGTCGTTGCCGATCGCGGCGCGCCGCGGGCAGGCCAGGTCGTGCTCACCGTAGTAGCGGAACCCGCGCTGCCACCGCGCCACCTCCGCACGGAGTCGAGCGGCCGTCGCGTCTCGTGGGTCCAGCGCGGCAACGCCGTCGCGCAATGCCAGGATGGCGTCTCGCTGCGAGAGCGCAAAGATGGCGATCGATTCCGGCTCGCGACTAGAGAGGCCGACGCACCGCAGCGCGCACAGCGCCTCCTTCACGCCAAGCCCTCCGCGCTCGGCCAGCCGCTCCAGGGTTTGGCCGTGGTTCCGCTGCACCTGCTTGGCGAAGATGCCAATGATGGACCACGGGATGTCCGGCCCGCCCTGTATCGGGAACATGCGCACGGGCTCCGGAGCGGGTGGCGGCGCGTCGTCGCTCGCGGCGCTCGTGCCCTCAACCGGCTCGAACGCCCTCAAGAACAAGTGCTGGTTCACCACGTTCAGGGCGCCCGTCGCGTCGGTGATGATCCAGTCGCCCACGTCGGCGCGCAGGAGGAGGCGACCGTCCGCCGTGACATAGGCGCACCGGGCCAGCGGATCGTAGAGGACGCCCGCCACGTGCTCCGGGTTCGGGTGCGGCAGATCGAAGGTGGCGTCGGTGACTTGCACCGCCTCAACGACGACGGCGCGTTGCCGAAACATGCTGCTGCTCATTGGTTCCGCCTGGTGTGTGGGTGGGCTGATGCATGGGAGGTGGTGCCCCGGCCGGACCGTCCCCGGCCGGGTGTGCGGTCCATGGTCAGGCAGCGGCCTGCCGATATGCCGCGAGTCGAGCCACGGCCGCTGCGCGTGCTTCGGGGCTCAGGCGGCGCGGCCTGGTGTAGCGGACCCGGTGCGCCTTGAACGCGCGGCGCAATTCGTCGTGGGCCGCGCAGCCCAGGAAGTGCCGGACCAGGCGCAGGTAGATGGCGGCGTACTCCCAGCCGTGCGGCGGCACGCCGTGGGGGCTCACCGTGTGAGCCACCTCGTGGAGGATGTACAGCGGATAGCGCGTCCAGGGCGGCAGCGTGATGTGCGTGCCGCCGTGCGTGGCGCGGCCCACCCGTCCCCGGTTCGTGGCGGTGAGCCGGAAGTGCTTGATCCCGTGGTGGCGCTTGAACCAACGATCGCGTTCGATGCGCTCCAGGTACGCCCAGACCTCCAGCGTGGTGCCGAACGGCCGCACCCGGTCCGCGGCCACCGTCCGCTCGGCCTTGTACAACCTGCTCCTCTGACTGTCGCGTGCCTTCATGTGAGTTCTCCCATGTGTGGATTGGAATGGCCCTTCTCACATGCAATCTAGCAATCGCCCTTTTCAGATCCGCCCGTTTTGCGGGCGATCGGGGCGTGTGGGGCATCGTGGCGCGAATGGCGAGGGGGGTTGACACGCTTTTCTGCGTTGCGGCGTTCACGCCTCTGTTACCTGCGCGCGCACCGCTGCGGCCACGTCGGCCGGCGCGGTCCAGAGGCCGAGCATCCCACGCGCGGGCACGGGCGTGGCGAGTGGGCGCACGTTCGCGAGCACGAACCCATAGCGCCCCGCAGCGTAGTTGCCGAAGAAGCGCTCGAACCGCGGCTGCTGGCCCAGGCGCGACTGCGCCTCGATCACGCCTGCCGTGCGATCGTCAAACCGATAACAGTCCGCGAGCGAGACGACAGCCACGATCACCCCCATCACCAGGGGCGTCGTGCCGAGCGCCACCGCGAACGGCCACCGGGTGGTGAGCCACCGCTCGTGCTCAGGAAATCCTTTGGCCGCATGGATGGCCACCGTGCCCCGGTGCTTCGTGCCCCAGGAGCGCGTCTCCGTGAGCTTCTCCGTGAGCGCGACGAGCGTAGCGTACGGCTGGGTGAGTGAGAGACAGCGCAGCGGCTCAGGCATGCGGCGCCTCCGCGTCCACGAACGGCACGAGCGGCGCATCGCCGCGGAGGTAGAGCGGGTGCCGCGGGAAGCCGCCCCGGGTGAGCCCGAAGCAGCGCGGCGCGAGCCGCCACACGCGCATCACATTCGTGAGCATGGCGGCGCGGGCCACCTCCGCACGGCTCGCGAGCGCCCCCCAGGCACAAACCAACACGTGCGCCTGCGGGAGCCAGTCCGAGAGCGTGTCGTTGTTCAGCGGGCCGATCATGTCCGCGGCTGCGCGGAGGTCCCGCGGGTTGGTGGCGCGGAACGCGAACAGGTTCACCATCGCGAGCGCGGTGCATCCCTCCCGCTGCGCGAACCCGACGCAGCGGCGAATGGTGGGATCGTCCATGGACGCATCTGCGGTGGACGGGTTGAGGCCCACGACGACCATTGTTAGGAGCGCCGGGTGCGCCACGGGAGAGGTCCACGCACGCCAGAGCGCGTAGCGATAGCGTTGATCCCGTGACAGCGTGGCGCCCTTGTCGATGTAGAGTGGGGTGGGCATCGGTCCTAGGGTGTGGGGGGAAGTACCGCGTCGAGCGCACCGCGGATCGTCGGACTGACCTGGCTTACGTGCGTGCCGTCGATGGTGGCGGCGAACCCTTTGCCCGGGTAGAACCCGAACCCGATCATGCGCAGCGGGTTCTCGCGCGCCAGGCTGTCCATCCGGTGCTCCAACGCGGCGGACTCCACCAGCGCCGCAAGCGCCGTCGCGAGCGCATCGAATTGATCGGCCTCAGCCTCCATCGATGCGGCCATGGCGAGCGTGCGCTGGACCGGCCGCTCGCTCTGTGTGCGCTTCTCCGCGGTCAGCCGGCGCCACTCGGCCGCGCACGCGCGCAGCATAGCCACGCATTCCGGCACGTCGAGCGAGAGAGCCGCGGGCGGGATATGGATCGGCGGGCGCATCAGTCCGGGCACCCGCGATAGCGCATGGGCGTGTACACGGAATAGGGCGCGTCCTCGATCCAGATGTGCACGACGTACCCGGCCTCGCGGCACGCCTCCTCCTTCGTCTTGCCGCTCGCCCATACGACGGCATCGAACATGAGGGCGAGCGGTCCGAGGCACCGTTCAATCTCGGCGCGGTATTGCTCGCAGCGCTGCGTCACCAGCAGCACCGTGTGGCCGCGTTCGCGGAGCACGCGACACACATCCCGGAACCCCACGGGGTCCAGACTGCACGTGCCGTCGAAATCGCAGGCGATGGTGATGGGCGGGTTGAGCGCGGCCAGGGCATGCGCCCCGGCGTTCGGCGCGGCGGGTCGGTCAGCCACGGACTTTGATTCCCGCGTCGTGCGCCAGCGTGCTCAACACCCACTCGCCAGCGCGCAGGGCCATGCGAGAGCGGTCCGTGGAGGCGGCAATGACCTCGCACGTCTCGCCCTGCTGCGCCTCAATGAGAATGGCATAATGCGTCCCTTCGGGAAGCCGCGCTTTCACCGCGGCCATTAGCTCGCGCATGACTGGCGCCATCGCCAGGCCGAACGCCTCCCTGTCGTCGTTGTTCATGATCGGCGGCATGGGTCAACCCTCCTGGGGCGGCGCGGTGGTGGCGGTGCCCGTGGTGGCGACCATGTCTCTTGTGAGCAGGTTGTGCCGCTCCAGATCCGCCCGCAGCTGCTCGCTCGCGCCGACGATGCTGCTGAGGAATTCGCTCGGCCCCTGGTAGGTGAGCGTCAGGCTGAACCCCAGGAGCGCGACGTGGACCTCGGCGCTGTTCTTGAGCCCCGATACCTCTACCGTGAATGCGATGAAGGTGAAATTGCGCCAGTTGCATCCGGGCAGAAAGGAATCCCAATCGTGCCCCAACTCGCAGAACCATCCGTAGTCTCGTTTCCTCATTCGTGCTCCGTGTGGGTGAGCGAACGGTGGAGGCGATCGATCTCGGCGGCAATCAGCGCGCCGGCTTTCGCGAGATCGTGAATGCGCGCGCGGGCAATGGCAGCCCTGGTGGGTATGCCCCAATGGTTGCACTCGCCAACGCTGCGGCACCCGCAGCGCGATGGCTCTGCCTCCGGCATGGTCGGCTTGAACCAACGTCGCGCCCACGGCCACGCTGTCTTGACTTCGAGCGGCCGTTGCCCGGGCCACGCATAGATCGCCCCCGCCAGCGCCATACTCTGATCGCGATGCGCGTCGTCGTGCTCAGTGGTCCAGCCTTCCGCGCTCACTTGCCGGGCGCGCTCGGCGGCGATCAGCGCCACGCCGTCCTGGGGCGCCATGGGCCGGGCGCTCACTGGAGGTCGTCCTTGTGGCCCATGAACAGCGGGGCATAGTCCACGATCCGCGCGCGCGCGATCTCGGCGTATTCCGGCGACAGTTCCAAGCCGAGAAAATCGAATCCCTCTGCCACGGCGGCGCGGCCCGTGGTGCCAGACCCGCAGAACATATCCACGATCAATCCTCCCGGGGGCGCTATGAGTTTGCACAGCCACTGCATGAGGTCCAGCGGCTTCACGGTGGGGTGATGGTTCGGCCGCGCCCCGGAACGGTTGGCGCCCGCGCGGGGGTTGGTCGCGCCCTGGGTGCCGGGCGGCGTGTCCGTGTTGGTCACGCGCGGCGCGATTTCATCGAGGCCCGCGTTGCGCTCGGCGCGGCTGGCCTTGCTGGTGTAAAAGAACCGTGACGCGCCTCCCGCATCATCGAACCCATAGACGCCGGTATGCGACGGCAGGCCCTTGCCCGCGCCATACACGCCGCCCGGGTTGCTCGTGAGTTCGCCGCGCTTCGACGCCGTGTGCCCGCTCTGTTCGTCCAAGAGCGCCGCGGCTTCTTCGTCCAGCAGCACGTTGGCCGGCCAGCGGCCGTTCGCGTTGCCTACCACGGTGGGCCGCGGCTTCCACCCGTCGTCGTTGTGCGGGAAATCGCTATCCGAGGCGCCCTTCAGGCGGCGCGTGTCCTCCGTGCCGATCAAGCAGCCGTCGATGTTGAGCGCGCCCGTGCCGTGGGCCAGGACGTTCCGCGCCACGGTGCCCGCGAGCGGCTTGCGCGCGATGATGATGGGTTCCCAGGCCGGCTTCAGCGCCGTGCCCCAGCCGTCCCACGTCTTGGCGGCGTCGGTGTGCGGCGCGGTGATGTTGAATTCCTTCGTGATGTACGTGCCCGCGCCCGGGCGATAGAGATCGCCCTCCACCGCGTCCTTGCCGGTGCGCGTGGCAATCACCTCGCGGCGGGCCAGGTTCTCTGACGCGCGCCCCGGTTCGCCCACCATGCGGTCCACCCATTCCGGGATCGGCTCCGGAATGAGCGGGCGCATGAGCGCCCAATGCTCCGGCGTCGGCACTGCGGGTTGGCTGCCGGCCGTCATGTAATGCGAGTCCATGAACGATTGCGTCACCTCCCGGATCTGTTGCCGGGTGATGGACGTGGACCGCAGCCACGTGGTGAACGTGAGCGCGTCGGCGTGCGTGGCCTCCGGAGCGTCGAGCGCATCGATGGCCTTGCCCACGTCGAGCGACTTGGGGAACCCGGACCCGTACAGCCACAGACATTGGTCGCGGATCTGCCAGCCGGCGTCCTCAATCGCGCACGCCAGCCGGTGGTAGGTGCGCGTGCCGCCGAACGCGGCCAGGTGCGCGCCCGGCTTGGCGACTCGCAGCGCTGCCTCCCAAAACTCTTGACCGGGCACGCCGCGGTCCCATCCCTTGCCCATGAAGCTGAGCCCATACGGCGGGTCCGTCACAATGGCGTCGACGCTGTTGGGCGCCATGTCGGCCAAGAGTGCGCGACAGTCGCCGGTCAGGACGCGCGCGTTCACCGCGCGGCTCATGCTGCCCTCCGGAGCGCTGCGGCGCCGGCCGCACGCTGCATCAGAGCACCTCCACGGTGACGCGAATGCGCGCCCCGTTGGTGCTGGGGAGGCCCATGTATTCCATGAGCGTGGCCAGGTCGTTGAACTGGCCCTCGGTGGCTACGTCGTCGGTGTTCGCGATCGGCCGCGGCGGATCGAACGGCATGACGAACCGCGCGCCACACGTGCGCGGCCGTTGGGTGTGCACCACTGCGCTGGCCATCTTCGGCGCCGTGGTGGTGGACGGGTTAGGCATGAGTCGGTGGTGGTGAGAGTGTGAGAGGAATACGAATACGCCAGACTAGCCGGCGCGCTGCGCTCGGCACGAGAGCGCAAGACAGGTATCGCTCGGGTGGCGCGGTGGTGGATACGTCTTGCCGCGCCGCGCGGCAACATTGTTCGGTGACCGACAGACGATCTCCTTCGTCCCGCGCGCATTAAATCCCGTCTGCGCCGGCCCGACGATGCGAACACGCACGCGGCAGCGCCCGTGGCCGACAACAACGCCAGGCACCCAATGCTGGACGCCCCACCATACCCATACCTTGGCGTGCAATGGCCAGTCGTGGACGTGCGCCACGTGACAGGCGAAGTGTTCAGCGCGGGGGTGCCTCACGCTTCCTCGGCGCCCGGCTCATCGTCGCACCCACATTCCGGGGTGTGCTGGTGCGCGCGGGCGCGGCGCTCGCGTTCCGCGCGGCGTTCCATGGTTTCGATGCGCGCGTCCTCGCGTTCTTCGTCGGTGGGCTCACGCATCGGCCGACGCCTCCGCGCGCACCGGCAACAGATCGCCTGCGGCGAAATCGCGCCGCTTGCCGTCTGGCCGGTCCATTTCTACCACGAACGGCTGCGCGCGCCACGGGCCGGAATAGACGTGGCGCACGGTGCCGAACTGGCCGGCGACGTTGTGCGGAATCTCGCGCAGCGCCGGTCCCATGGCATCCGTGCCGGTGGGCCGCGCGCGCACGGGAGCCGCGATCGTGAGGTTGGGCCGCACCTGAACGCGGTCGCCTACCGCGAACGGCGGCGCCGTGTGGATCTGTGTGGGCATGGGCGTGTGGGTGTGGGTGGGATGTGAATGATGCGCGCTGTCTCAGCAGGCGCAACGGTCGGGCATTTCGGCGTAGCTCACCTCGGCGTATGTCCACTCCGTGGTGCCCACCGCGGCGCGCTCCACGCGCACCCACGGAAAGGCCGAGCCGGCACGCGCGCCGGAGTCGGGCACGAGCCGGAGCTTCAGGCCCTGGCGCTTGGCCTCTTGCTGGCGCCGCGCGTAGTCGCAGCGGTTACACGGGCGGTCGCTCATACGGGGCCGCGCGGGACGGGGACGATCTGCACGCTCCCCGCGCGCAACATGGCGCGGAGACAGTCCACGCACAGCGCCCCGACGCGAGACGCGCCGGGCGCCATGTTCTCTGCAGTCAGGATCTGCTCCTGCTCCACCGCGTGATGGCATTCCCGGCACACGGCATAGTCCGCGGTGCGACAGAGCGCGCTGGCCAACCGCCTGGCGACCCGTTCGGCCGCGGCGGTGATCGCGGGGAATTCATTCTCGCGCGCCAGATCGCTCAGCGTGTGCTGCGCGTCCGTGGCGGCGTCCTGTAACTCATGAAAGTCTGATGGCATGGGCGTGTGGGCCTATGGGGGTGAGTGGGCGCTGCGCTTACGGGGACGACGGCATCGGCTCCGAGAACACGTTGCGCCCTGGGTAGTGGCGTTCGATCATGCGCTCAAAGACGCGCGCGTGATACTCGCACTCCGGGCTCGGCGTTTCCCAGCCAGGCGCGTCGGACCAACAGCGGACCGTGGCCGGGTTCGGACACGGCGGCGCGCCGTCGAGAATGGTGGCGGGGGAGGTGCATGGCGTGGGGGATGGCATGGTGCGGCTCCTACGGGTCCCGTCGCGACGGGGTGCTGGATAATACGTGTGGGCGAGTCGGCGCGCGCGGTCACGGCGCCGGGGTGTCCTGGGGCAGCGGCAGCGTGACGATGCGCCGGGTGAGCGGATCCGTGAGCGTCGGCAACAGGCTGATCAGCCGGGCCTCGATCATCACGTCGCGCAGGCAATAGTCCACGAGTTCCCCGAGCTTGCCCTCTTGCCAGAGCACGGGGGCCATGGCGCCGTCCGCGGACTTCTGCAGGCCGTTCAGATTCTCCCGGGCGATGTCGTTGACGCGCCGCCCGGCGCGCGTGACGCGCGGCGTGTAGTTCGCCGGTTCCCCGATGGCCACGCGCAGGTGGCGCAGCATGTCATAGCTCCGGGTCACGGGGACGCCGTGCGCCATCACGAGCTTGTCATCGAACTCGTGATTACTGTGCCCCGCGACGACGCGGCCCGCAATGAGCGCGGCGAACGCGGCCAAGTTGTCGGCCAGAAACACGCGCGGGATCATGTCGCGAAGGTCTATGGCGCACACGACGCTGATGCCCATGCCCAGCCAGTCCGCCCGATCGCGGCAGTAGTCCCACGCCGGGTTCCGCTGCTCGCGGTCGTTCGGAATGCAGAGCTTCGTCTCGCAATCGTACACGATGCAATCGGCCGGCACCGTCTGCACGGCGCCGCATTCCACGCACCGCGGCGAATGGTCCGAGCCGTTGTTGGGCCGGAGCGGTGCGGCGCTGGCCGGCGCGCTCACCGCCAGCGCCCGCGGGGGTTCGGCCGGGGCCGCGGGGGCGGTGGGCGTTTCCAGGAGTTGCATGTTGAGCGCGGACAGCCCCGGGTGGGATTGCAGCGCCACGCTTATGGCTTCGCCGCGCGTCTCGGCGTCCACGAAGCCCACGTGGAGCGAGTCGCGCGACGTGCTGCGCCGGATTTCGTATCGCATGGGATTATCCGTTCAAGTGGGGGGGAAACAGCGTCTCGCTCACCCAAACCTTGCCGCCACCGTGCTCGGCCAGGCCCAAGCCGCTGAGGCGATAGAGGGCGTTCGTGAAGGATTTCGTGCGCGGGTTCTCATAGCCCAGGGCGCGCGCTGCGCCGTCGCGCGTGAGCCGTCGCGGGCGCTCATTGATCAGGAGCCGCAAGAGGGTCCGCGCCACGCTGTCCAGTTTGGCGTACCACAGTTCGTGCAGATCCCCGGCGCGGTTCATCGCCAGCGGGGTGGAGAGACGCACGCCCTGATCGGTGAGCCACACGCACCCATCGCCGTGCTCCAGGTTCCCCTTGCCCGCGTTGGCGTATAGCTGGTTCGTGAAACTTTTCGTGCGCTCGGCGTAGCCCAGCATCGCCGCCAACTGGCGTCGGCTCGGCCGGTCCACGCCCGCCAGCCGGAGCGTGCGCAAGGCGTCGAGCATCCGCTGCTCCAGGTTGCCGCTCTGCGCGGCCGGCGCCGGGCCGTCATTGTCGGCCGCGGGCACGGTGCGCCTGGACCGCGCGACGGGCGCCACCGGGTTGGCCGGCGCCGGGTTCCGGAGCGCGCGTACCTCCGCGGCCGGCACCGGGGCGACAGGCGCCGGGATGTCCATGAGGGTGGCGTGGGCGTCGTCCAATGTCTCGGCCATGCGCGTGCTCAGCGTGAGAAGCGGCTGCGCCGCCGAGGCCATCTGTTCAACGAGAGGGCCGAGATCCCGCGTGAGCGCAACGAGCGTGGCGAGTTGCGCCTCCCCATACCCGCGCTGCCATTCCTCCCGCAGCAGCGCCCGCACGGCCGGCATGGCCATGAGTGCCGACACATCCGGATCGGCGTCGAATACGGGCCGATCGCGCTCGCGTTCCAATGCCTGAATCTGGCGCCGCAACTCGGCCGGGTCGTCCTGTTTCGCCTTTTCGATCGTCGCCGCCAACGTGGCCCGGAGCGCCTCCACGTCCACCGCTGCCATGGCGCGCGGCGTCACGCGCTGTTCGCCCGCGCGCGGCGTGTAGCTGCTATCGAACGTCCGGCGATGCCGCACCTGGACGCGACGAAAGAGGTCGAGCCAGCCCGGACTCCAGAACCACGCCTCGCCGCGCGTGAGGGACGCGAGCGACCCCAGGAACTCCTTCGCGTGGTTCCCCGTGTCGTGCGCCTCTACCCATTCCTGCAGCGCCTTGCGGTCCTGCGGGCCAGTGGTGCGGTGCACGATTAAGAGTTCCAACATGGAGAGCACGTCCTTGTTCACCGTCGCCGCGCGCTGATCGATCAGGGCAATGCCAAACCCGCTGCTCCGGCCTTGCCGCACGATCTGTTGCACGGCGCCGACGCACGCCGCGGCCTCCCCGTCCACGCGCTGGGGCACGAGCCGGCTGGCCTCATCGATGATCACCGCCAGCGGAGTGGGCGCGTCCTGTTGGCCTTTGAGGAAATACAGCCGGCGCAGGAACTGTGCGGTGAACCGGAGTTCGTCGTTCTTACTCTCAAAGCCGCGGAGCGACAGCACCACGCTCGCGCGCTCGGCCACCACGAAATCCGCGAGCAGCCGGCCGTCGCTTGCGCTGAGCGGCAGATCCTGATGGCGTCCGCCGAGCACCACCACGGGGTAGCCCTCGCCCTGGCCGTCCGCGCTCGCCTTCAGACCCCACCATGCGTCGGTCGGGTCGAGCACCACGATCTGCTGGCCGCGCGCCAACAATTCCTCGGCGTACACGGCCGCGGTGTTCGTCTTGCCGGATCCGCGGATACCTAAGACGGCCAGGGTTTCCGTGATCGCGTCGAGCGGCAGCGTCAAGCCGCCGCCGAGGTCCAGCGCATCGTGTGGGGTGGGAGCGTTGATGGGGTGATGTCGGGGTGTGGGGGAGTGTCGGGGCCTGCGGGCGGATGCTGTTCCGCGGCGCGGAGTTCGTCGGGCAATGGGGCGCCGCCCAGATGGAGGCGTAAGAATTTCAGCATGCCGCTCATGCTCATGCCGTCCGGCATGCGCGTTTCGTCCACGAAGAGCCACATGTTGTCCGGGAGCGCACTCGCCATCCACCACGTGGGCTGCGGGGGTTCCGGCTTGGGGCGCGCGCCGCACCAGGTGGCCACGCGCATGCGCGGCATCCCTGGGGCCGGGTCCTTGTCGATCACGACGAGCGCCGCGTCATAGCGGCTGCTAATGGCCACGACGCCACCGGCCTGCATGGCCTGGAGCGTCGAGAACGCGAACGCCACGCCGGGCACGCCATCCCGACTGCGGAAGGCGAGCGCGATGGGCAGGCCGGGCGGCGCGGGCTGCGGCGCATCACCGGGCGCGCCGGAGGGATCGGCCGTCACCGGAGCGCGCCGCCTTCCATCGCGATCAGTTCGCGCAGGGGAGCGAGAATCGCGTCGGGCAATGCCTCCTGGGAAGCGGCGTATACGCGCACAGCCGCTCGCACGAGATCGCGCACGGCGCGCAGGTGCGCTTGTTCGTCGGACAACGCGGTGAGTTGCCCCGTGCGCGGGTGCAGCCGGCAGTCGCTGTTCGCGCTGAGGGGCTCCAGCGCGTGGCCCACGTGGGGCGCGCCGCCCTGGATCGCGGGCACCAGCAGGCCGTTCGCGCCGATGGCCACGAGCACGCCGGGCGCGATGCGCTGGGCCGTGCGGCAAACGATCCCTTCCACCGCGAAAAGCGCGCGCGGCGAGCGCGGGAGTTGAGCGGCGAGCGATGCCTGAGAGTCGGAGGTGTGCATGGGAGTGTGGGGGTGTGGGTGTGGGAATGTCGAGCGCGCCGTGTTCTCACATCTGCGTGCATGTGAGAACGGCACGGCGCAGGCTAGTCGTCGTCGTCGTCACGTTCTCCGGTGCTACGCCGGACCGCGCCGGCTCGGCGCATCTGGCGATCGATCGATGCGGCCACGTCCGCCTCACGCACGGGCGGACCGTCGCGCGTCGAGCCGCGGGGAACGTCCACGGGGTGCTTGCTCATGTCGTGCGGCGGACCCGCGTAGCGCCGGCCATCCCAATACGGCATCGCCCCGCAGTGGACGCACGCCTGGTTCGGGATGAAGTCGCCCGCCTCCGCGGTGCCCCGGAGCGCGTCGGCGTAACTGCGCACGGACGGCAACTCGCCCACCGTGGCGCCCTGCGCCTGGATCCACGTCCGCATTCTGGCATCGCGCGCCATCACGTCCTCAATCTTGGCTGGCTGTCGGCGGTCCATGCGCATCCTCTCCATGGCTCAACGTGGGATCGTCCACCGTGATCACCGGCCCCTCCCCATCGGCGCCGGGGTCCCGCACGGCCGCGGCGAGCTTGGCCAAGAGCCGGTGCGGCTGGCTGTCGCGGTAGCCCTTTCGGGTTTGGGCAAAGCGTTCGATCTGGCCCCGATCGCGGAGGAGCGTTTCGATGCCGTCGTGGGCCTTTTTGCTCGCGTGCTCATTGCGGCCCATGATGAAATCGTCGTGGAACGCGCCGTCTAGCGCGTACAGGAGTTCGCTCACGTCGCCGCCGTTCTCGGCCAGGCGTGCCATGATGCGCGCCTCCCGCTTGTGATCCAGAATGGCCTGCGCGTGGGCGAAGCGGGCGGTCCAGTACAGGAACACCATCTCGGCTTGCAGCTTCCGCTCTTGCTCGCGCGTGACGGTGCGCCGCGTCCCCGCCCCCATTTGTTGGAATACCTCCGCGAGGCGATCGCGCACGGCCGCGGAGTCGCGCGGCCCCCGGATGGCCGGCAACGGCGCCGCGGGCGTGGCGTCCGAGACCAGGTGCTGGCCCGGGGGGAGCGTCACCACAGCGTCCGGTCCATGGCTTCTCCGAATTACGATCTCTGTTCCTTCAGTCTCCGGGAACGGATCAGAACGGAACAGAACAGAACCCACGTGGGGCACGTGTGCCGACGTGTCGGCGTCATGTGGCTCACGTGTCTCTAAGTTATTGTCCCCCAACGCCGAACCGCTAGGCGCTTTTTCGGCGCGCCGCGCGACGACTCCGGCCTCGATGCAGACGGGCTCATCGATCAGCACGTCGGCCGTGAACCCGTCGAGCGTGCGCATGACGGGATCCGCGGCCAGCATATCGGCCCACCGCTCAGCCTCCGGGGGCGCGGGCGGGAGCGCGCTGTCGCTTTCGCGGCCGTTGAAAATCTGATGCGTCGTGAACCGCGGGATCCACCCGTAGAGGCGCGCCCCGACGCGGTACTTGATCACGTGCCCCGTGTTGGCGAGCGCGTTCAGAACGTGGGCGAATTCGATGTGGTCCCAGGGCGCGATCTCCACGCCGAGCCGGAGCGGGTCCCACACGAACCGCCCGCGCCGGTCCGTGTAGCAAAAGAGCATCGTGTAATAGTGCTGCATCGGCATGTCGAGCAGCCGCCCGATGCGCCACAGCGCGTAGTGCTTGGCCATTTCCGGTTTCACCGTGCGGATGCGTGAGTTCACGGTGCCACCGCGGCTCCGTCCACGGTCTGGCCCTGCTGCGTGGGGGGCTCGCCTTCGGCCGCGCTCAGGTCCGCGCGCGCAGCCGCCTGGGCGGCGTCGTCCAAGAGCGCGGCGCGGCGTTCGATCTCGCCCTGCATTTCGTCCAGCATGCCGATCAGGAATTCCACGTCCTGCTCTTTCAGGAGCCCCTTCGACTCCCCGGCGCGCTCGGCCGAGTAGTGCGCCTCCACTTTGCCGCGCGCCCACTTGACCGCCTCGGCCAAGCGTCGGTCCGCGATCACGAATTGCCCGCCCACCTCCGCACTCGTGTCCGGCGCGCCACCCTTGCCCTTCTTGACCTTGATGGCGCCCGCGTTCCAGATGGCGTTCAGCGGCACGCCCTTGTACGGCGCGATCGTGTACGTCGGCCCGTCGCCGGTCCAGTCTGCGGCGGGCTCCGGCGCCTTGCCCTGCACGCCGCCCGCGGCGTGATCGCCCGCGTGCGTGACGCCGGCCTGGCGCTGCTCGGCGCCCTGGGAGTTGTTGTCGGCCTGCGCCATTTCGTCGTCCGTGTAGAGGCCCGACATTTCCTGCGGGAACGCTTTCCGGAGCGCGAGCGCCTCCGACACCTTGGCCAGCATGACGGTGGGCATCTTGGCCCACATGGCCGCGGGGCGCTTGCCTCCGGTCTTTTGCCCTTCCTCCCATTCGTCCACCAACTGGACGTATTCATCCCACAGCGCGACGGCGTAGAGGGGGCGATCGAAGTCCCGGCGCAGCACGCCCACCTTGCACGCGCGCGGGGGCTCGGCGCTGAGCCAGACCTCGCT